CCCCGCCGTAGCGATTGCGGTTAACTGGTCAGCATTTATTAATATAGGAGAATCTACACTTAAAGTGTGACCCCCAGAGTTATCTAAAAATATAGTTCCTGACTGTCCTTCTAAGAAGTTATCAAGTTCTATTTCATCATTACCACTTGGTGTGTAATTAAAATGATTACTAACAGCTAAATCCATTTGTCCATTAGTATTAGTTGTAACTGTTCCGCTGGCTCTACCAACTACTGTTACATCGTCACCTATTGTAACATCATCAGTAACTGTAATACTATCAACAAAAGCATCCTTAAATCTTGCACCTGTTGTACCTAAGTCTACATCACTATCTGTCTGTGGCCCAAACACACCGTCTGATACAAATACCTGTTCAGCATTTGCAGCATAAAAATGTATTTCATCTGCAGTTTCAAAGTCAATCTTAGTCTGATCGTCTTCACCTAATTTCAAATCTGTTGCTAGTACAGATGTGATAGCGGTTTGCGCAGCAGCCATTCTAGCAGCAGCCAATGTTCCTGAACCAATGTTACTTGCATTAGTTGTGTCTGTTGTAGCAGATGTAGCTAGTCCAAGATCGGATCTAACTTCTGATGCAGATCGCCCTTCTACAGAAGTACCATCAATACGTAAGAAGTCATCGTCTGCGACACCACTTGTAAAGGTAGCTACGTTACCACTTGATATACCGCTTGATGGAACATCTGATGTTAGGGCAACTGTACCCGCACTAGAAGGCAAAGTTACTGTCACATCTGCTGTTGATGCTGGTCCAATGAGAGTAACTTTGTTTGTACCATTATCACTGTCTTCAAAAAACTCTAAGAATCCAGCACTAGTCGCGCCATTCTTTAGTTGTGCGCCAGCATTTACAACAGGCGTAGTGAGTGTTTTATTTGTAAGTGTGTCTGTTGTTGCACGACCAACTAATGTATCCGCAGACGCAGGAAGCACAACGGAGACATTACCCGAATAAGCAGAGTGAGGAGCAGCCTGTAGTTGTGTATAGTGTGCATTGCTAGACTCACAATAAAATCTTACATAAGACTCAGCACCAGAGTTTTTGATAGATATAGCACCCGACTCCATGTCAATGCCATTAGAGCCATCTACTCTAACAACACCGCTTCCATTAGGAGTTAAGGTAATATTGCCATTACTCGCAGATACAATATCTTCTCCATTAACATCAAGTGATCCACCAAGTTGAGGGGATGTATCCTCAACTACGTTAGCTATGGCACCTGAAGTAGCAAGCCCTGCAACTATAGTGCTTCTTGCAATCTTTTTTAGTCCGCCTCCAGATGTATCTACAGCAATGAATACATCATCGTTTGCTACAGTTGATATTTCTGATAAACTTCCTACAGCTACAGAATTAAAGTTAGTGCCGTCTGCAACAAGCAAATTACCAGCAGTGTTAGTACCCATAGTTATATCATCACCAGAGACAGTCAAATCACCTGTAATAACTACATCCTGAGAAAATGTAACATCTCCGTCAGAGGCAATAGCTATAGCATCTGTATCTGATGTGTGACCTATATTAGTTCCGTTGATAATAATATTGTCAACAGTTAGCGTAGTTAGAGTGCCTACAGATGTTAAGTTAGGCATGGCTGTAATTTCATCATCTAAGTAAGCAGCAAGAGTTTGCACTGTGGTTTGTGCCATAGTGCCACCATGATTCATTACGATACCGTGTCCGTCAGACACAGCAGTTGTTCCTATGCTAGTATCACCATCTAAAATATTTAATTCTGTCGTGGTAACACTTGCACCATCTAGTATTTCTAACTCAGCTTCAGATATACCTGCACTACCGATTGTCAAAGTTCCAGATATGTCTACGTTACCATTTATATCAATTGTTGTAGCTGCTATCTGTACTTCTGTATCAGCCACAATATCTAGTTGTCCGTCTGTGCTAGAGTTAATATATAATGCTGTATCTCTAAATTGTAACTTTTCTGTAGTGGACATTAGTATATCATCAGAAAACTCAAAGTAGTCCTCATCTTCCATCCACGTCAACACGCCATCGCTAGTGTTTGCATTAAATGTTACAGCAACATCTGTGTCTGCACCTGTACCAAATGTAATTGAGTTTGTTGCAAGCGCAGTAATAGGCCCACCCTCACCAGTAGTTCCATCGTGAGTATGCCCCGTGCTGGCTGCAAAAGCAGCGACTAGCTGGTCAAATTCATCATTGGTGTGTGCGGCGGTAATAGTATCGCCATCTGAATACGTGGATTGTCTTGTATAAGTTGCACCCATTATCTTCTAGCCCCTAATTGATATTCCATTTGAAATCCTTTTAATGAGTATGGTGCTGTGCTTGTAGCCCCATCTTCTACTCGTAAAGCTACAGCAAAACCAGAACCCTCTACTGCTTTACGCACAATTGGTTGTGAAGGTCCACCGTATGATGTAGTTCCATACGTTGATGATCCATATATACCACCAACATTTAAGCTGTCTAACGGATATGCTGCTGGTCTAGATGATTGAGCAGATTCATAATCATAACGAACAAACATATCTGCGTCTATAGTAGACTCAGGAGCGTAGTTAATATTAACTCGTTGCATATATTTTCTGACACCCGGATCTCCAAAAGTTATGTCGGGACTTCTATACTTAGCTAATATTAAAGCACCATCAAATGTGTTACCTTTGTCTTGCCTATAAACAAATCCATCAAATCCACCATGCACAGGTATTACTTCTCCATTTTCAACAACGCTATCTGTAGCTGAAGGTTTAATACCTTTTAACTCAGAAAACTCAAAGCCTGTGCTTTTCATAACACATATTACACCTTTAGTTGCTGCCTCTGTACTATCCTTACTAAAAAATATTCTATACTGTGTTTTATCTGGTATAACTAATGAGTCAAAATTATCTGCGTCTTCTAAGTTTTCTCTGAAGATAGACTGCACGGAACCACTAATAGTACCAAGCTCAACGTCACCAATTCTTGCAGTACCAGCAATTGTTCTTAAACCGTCTGGTCCTAAGAATATTAAGTCACCAGCAAATTCTTGTATTGTAAATCCGTTGATACAGCCAATGTCACGAGTAACCGCTGTAACCGCAAAGTCTGAACTAGAACTTCCAGACAATTTAAATATTCTATTTTCGCAAAATACAAATAAGTCATCACGGAAAACTTTAAGACCTGTAATAGTATCATCAACTTTTAAACTACCCGCACCACTACCAGATGAAAAGTTATCTTCATCAAAAGGTACACTAAAAATTATTTCTTGTGGTGTGCTTGACTTACCCGCATAAAACATGTGGTTCTTAAACGAAGCCACAAATTTAGAGCCAGCTACACTACTATCACTTACATCTGTTGCAGCTAAAGAGGCGTTAAATACTGTAGGCGCATTAACCTGATCAACAACTATAATCTTATCAGTTCCGTCAAAGTTAAATCTTTCAAACTGATATTTTAAAGCTCCTGTTCTACCATTATCTCTTGTAGTCCAAGACTCTGATACTACGTCTGTAGCTGCATGATTTGCTGCTGTAGTGCTACTTGCTGCTCTAGTCACACCCGTGAAAGATGTAGCAGACTTACCAGTATAGGTAAAAATTTCAGAATTAATTTGTATCGTGCCGCTTGAACTAAAAGAAGTAGTATCTGCTACACTAATTGTGCCTGAACCAGTCATACCCGTACCTGATTCTATTTTTAAAGATAGTGTAGTAGAAGCAGAACTATATATTAATCTGCCCCTAGCTGCTAGTACAAATTTATTAAACAATGCAACCATAGTGACGCTTTCAGTTGGATCGGCATCTTCTGGTACTTGTTGATTTACGTGTTTTGTAAAACCGTTTATTCTTCTATAACCACCCTCAACGTCAGGCTCAAAGTTTGTAAGCTCTAGTGCTTGACCGGGTTCCATGATAAATGTAGAACGGTTTAATACTAGACCACCTTCACAGTTGAAAGCGAAAGGTACTATGTCTGCCATTATTCAGCCCTTACGTTTGTGGCACCTCGTGTATTACCAGTGTGCGGTATATAAGTTGAGCGTACATATTCAAATTTATTTACTAAAAGTGTTTGCATATTTTTAATGCCCTGTTCAAATCTAGCAAAGTTTATCCCATACTGTTGCGCTTCTCCCCTGTACTGATACACAAAAGCACAAGCCCCGTCTACAATTACGGGTGCAAATCTGTCTGGTATAGTTGTAGTGTCTCCATGTGCTGACATATCACTGGGAAAAGTAAAGAAGTCATACTTTAGTGTATACGCTTTGTCTGGATATGGGTGTAATAAATAATTATTGTCTAGTGTCCTAACAATAAAATCTGGTCTACTACCTTCTTCAAATTGAGTTACGGTTGTTCCATCAGCATGTGCTGCAGCAGTAGTGCTTTCAGCACCTCTGGTACAACCAGTTATGTCGTTGCCTAATATTCCTGTATAAGTTACTATTTCACTTCCTATGTGAACTTTACCCGTGGCATCTAGTCCTGTAGTAGATGTAAGAGTTAGGGTTGTCACACCTGCAGAATGTGAGCCATTTAATGTTGTAGATACAATGTCATCTTCTTTATCGCTATATAAATTAAGGTATTCGTTATAGTCCAGCTTGCGTAAGCGACCACCAACAATACCATTAGCTTGATCTTTTACAATTCTAAAAGTATTATAGTCTACTGTTTTTGCTGTCGTGGGTATGCTGTAACGAACTACCCCAGCAGTTAATGTGTCTGACTGAGTAGAATGATTAAACGGATAATTAAATTCTCTTTGATTAATATATCTTATGGCTTCGTTAACTGCATTTTTTGCTTGCGTCTGTATACCGCGAGATGTAGCAAACGTAGAAGATGTTAACTCTACTTCATTTAAACGTGCCAGAACTTTATTCGTTATTGTTAAAAATGATTCAGCCATGTGTTTGTTTCTCTTTAATCAGATGTAGTGAGGGGGCAAGTTGCCCTGCCCCTTCACATAAGATTACGCGAGTTGATCGCGGTCTACCTCTTGAGCAGTCATGTCGCCCGGATCGTCCACGTCCAAGCAGACAGCAAACATACGGACTTTACCGCCTGTTGTTGTACCTGTCATTGCTTGAATTTCAATATCAATGGTATCAGAAGTGCCACCGATAAGAACAGGAGTTTGACCTGCCTTAAAAGCGTAATCACCTACTGATGCGCCATCAAAATCAAAACCGTCAACGAAGTTGTCCAAGTCACCACCCGTAATACCGAAATCAAAATCTGTGTCAGTTGAAGTGCCTGTATGAGCAGACGTTACTTCAAGACCAGCACACATAATGAGGGTATTCGCAGGAATGGTCAAACCCGGAATAACATCGTTAGCAGCGAGGGCTGTACCCTTATCACTTGCAGCAGTTGCAAAGTTCAACTCTGCTGAAAGCAAATAAGGCTTACGACCACGTGCGTCATTGCCACGTGCTACGGAAGTAGTATTATCACCTAGAGCCATAATTCAATCCTCCCCTACACTAAGCAGAACCGGGCATTAACAAGAGCCTCTGGTCGGAGAATCTTGCGCCCATACAAATGCATACCACGAACAATATCAGCAAAGCTGTCAGGGTCACGATAT